CGATGAGGGCATCCGAAGTGGCAGTGTACAGGGTCTTAAAGCCCGTGTACACAGCCTTAACCTCAGTGTTCGTGTATCCCACAAGTGGAACATCGAAGACCATGTAAGTTGACATGGAGACTTCGCGGTTCTGCGAGGGGATAAACGGATCAGCTGAGATCTTCGAATGGTTGACTCGAAGGACCCGACGCGCCCTATCCTTACTAAAGGAATGGGACGCGAGGAGGTCAATCAAGCCATCACTACTCGAGTACTCACCATTATGCGGCCCAGTTGAAACTCTGGGCAGCGATGTGGTGGTACCTGAGATTGTGATGGACTGTGGATCTGAGAACGCCATAGGCGGCTGCTCCTTCTGCGCATCAAGTGCGCGATTGGGGTGTATGGGCTGTTTATGACAGCCCAGCTACGTTCGGGAAAAACCGAGCGCAGCCAGGATCGACGCCTGGAATGGAGATAAACCATCCCAGGAAACGCCGAATCCAAAGGGTGATGCCTTGATTCTCTTCTTGGTAATTACTTCCAAGGTAGAATCAGGGACGTGAACGGGTTTGCCACCTAATTGGTAGCCCCGCAACGAGTAGGTTACTTTGACGGAAGTTTCTTCCATCATATAACCATACTTCATCACTAGCCCTTGGCTCATCATATCGCCGACCGTGCCAAGCACGTCGCCGATGTTGGTGAACCAATCTATGGCCCAGCTCCACGGGGTAAGGTTCCAAAGGACGTCTGGCGTAAGCGAAAGACCGAAAAGTTTATCGGCTTTCGCGGCCAGGTCTGGGAGACTCGAAGTGTCGCGAACGACACTAGGGACTCCATAGACAAATGCCCCTGAGAACCAACGTCGTTTAGACGTTGTGGTCTTCTTTGACCACTGCCCGAGGACCTCCGGGCCCGGACCGCCTGTAGTCGTATCTCCTATCCCATACGGGGACATGGAAATACTCAACAGAACGTCCGGGGTCTCCGAAAGTTCCTGTGGGAACGAGTACTCCCGTCGGATGACTTTACCCTCATCTGCCTCATACTGTTGAAGTATGCGGTCAGAATTGATAACGGCATTACCGAACTTGGTAACATCGTTAACAAGAGGAAGCCATCCGAACTCCGCATTGAGATACTCAGACCCCGCATTACGCGCGGTAAGAGTACGCTCACGCCAAAATTGAGAACCTACAAGGTGCGGTAAACCGTCCTTGTGGGCCTCTCCTAAGGCAACGGAGAGTTCGGAAGCACTCGATGTCGGGCGGCATCGGGAGATTGCTGTGGCACCCAGGGCATTGAGGCTCGAATCACTCGAGCCTTGCGCTGTAGGCCACACCGGTTTCCCGCTCGTGGTCTCGATCGGACATCCAAGCTCTTTGCGATATGTTACTTCGC